CAAAGAAGTAAATCTCGAAGAGATGCAACGGGAAATAAAAGATCGTCCTTTGAAGTATGGTAAGGACGGTTACTTATTTACAAATTTAATTGATAAATCTACTAATTATAAGACAAAGACAGGATATAATCAGTTAAATGTCGTAGGAAACGTTAAAGGACCTACTAAAGAATTCAAAGTCGGCTCTAGACTCATCAAAGATGGTTTTCTTTTCGAAAGAACAAAAAATTTAAATCAAATTAGAAAACCGAAAAATATAACTTCTAGAGCATTCACTTTAGGATTAGGAAATGAATTCAATGGAACTCCTACTGACACCCTGATCGCCGGGCAAAGATATTTGACGAAGAAGAAGACCAAACATTTTAGTTTTGAAGGACAAGCTTATGCAAGGAAGCTGGCTGAAGAATTTGTTTACGAAAATACAGATTATTTGAGAAAAGACCAACTGACTAGAAACGAAATTTATCAAAGGACCTTAAAAGACATGAAAGATAGAAAATATTTTTCTCGAGGAGAAAAGGAATTAAGAAAGACCATAGCTCGTAAGTTGAATATCACCTTTCACAATCGAAAAATTTTTAAACCTTTAAAATCTGGAAAGCTAAATTTGATGAAAGGCGGCCAAGGAATTGCACAAACCCCGTCTTGGTTTAATTTTGAGCATTGTGCTCAAATGAGATTGATAAATAGAGAGTTTCACGACTCTATGAAAACTAACGTCTTTTATGATAATCTGTTGCCTTTAAACATTTTTAGAAGAGATCTAACAAATAAAATAAATAAGCTTCCTAAAGGAGTGTCAACCGGGATAACAGACGCAGAAGAATTCGACGCAAATCAAGGCTGGTTCACTATAGAAATAGAAAGACACACAAAAAGGTTGATGGGAGTCTCAGAACTTTATTTAGAGTCGTATTTCGCTTGTAGGAAACCTGCCAATTTTAGAGCTTTTGGACTTTTTTCTGGAAAAACTAATGGAGAGAAGGGAAGCGGATATTTAGATACATTATTAGGAAATACTAATACTTCTATGGTACTTTCCGATAAAGTTTTAAGAGGTGTGGGACCGTGTGTCAAAGCTGGAAAAGGAGACGATTTCTTGAAAGTTCAAGCCGGTCTAAAACAAGATAAAGACTTTTGCAATACTTTATTAAAATTCTCCAATTTGAAGTTTCACATCCAAATAGGGAAAGGAGGAGAGTTTTGCGGAGATACAGTTAGTAGAGAAGGCTGTTTTCCTTCTATAACCAGAGCTGCTTTTAAAGCTTTTGCAGCCAGATCTAATTCTTATAAGGATTTCACTGAAAAACAAATATCCTATAGAG